GTGTGCTAAAGTCTGCTGTCATCACTCATCCTCCAGATCAAAGAGCAGTGGTTCCTGCATCAGATATTCCCCTCGCTTAATGATAAGCTCAAAGGCCTCCTCTGTACTAATACCAGCTAAGTCGCAGTGTAGCAGTAACTCCAAACCAAGTTTACAGCAAGCAAGTGCATCCTCTTCTTCAAGTGTAATCTCAGGCATCAGAACTCTCCCTTAAAGCGGTCTTCGTATTTATTCAGACGTAGTGTAGTCTCATAGTAATCCATCACTGTAAAGGCCTGTAATACAGTCACAAGACCACGAGCATAGTGTATGTTATCAACAAAGTCAGTGGCCTGTGGTTTAGACAACAGATTCATTTTGTTTAGTCGTTCAAGGTCTTCTATCGCACCATCAAGTGAATCATTCAACCTAGCCACAACAATGTTGTCGCTGAAGTCACCGTTGTAGATAGACTCAACAATCTGCGTCAGTAGTTTCTTTTCATAGCTCATGGCTGCTCTCCTTTCAGTTCTGTTATCGCTCATCATCCAAACTCTCCATGGGGATATACGAAAGACAGTCAGTACTTGATGCTGGATAAAACATGGTCTGCATAAACGGACTTCCCGGGGTCTTTCGCATACATGTTTTTTCCAGTGGACAGTCTTCTAACATGCACCTTGCGTAGTCATAGGGTAGTGTAATGAATCTCATTGCTTTTCTCCTGTTTCACTCGTTGTCTATAAGGTCCAAGTTCTTATCTACTTCAACTAGTAGGGCTTCAAACACACTGTCTGTTGACTTCTGAGCCATGCTACAGTAGATCAACAACTTAAATCCAAGCTCATTGATGATCTCATTTACCCCATGACTTACGTTAAAAGCATAGGTAGCACTACCATCTTCATGATCTGTTATATCAGCCAATTCCATCATAAACTTTTCGTCACTCATAGCTGCTCTCCTTTCAGTTTATATGTCTCCGACACGGCTGCGAGGGTGGCACGGGCCTTCACACCTTCGTCCTCTTTGATCTCTGCGTCTTGCAAGTAATAGCAGCAACCACAGCTTTCTTGCTTATGTTGGTCTTCGTAGTTGTCTGCATCGGCATAAAATTCCAAAGCCTCCACCGCCATCGCCAGCTTGGCCTTAAGGTTTTCGCACCGACCAGCTAAGACGTTTTTCTCAGTCGCCTCTTTTGCCCATAACTCTGACACTGTATTGAGCATAGCAGTCAGAGCTTCGATGCGGTCGGAGTGGACGTATTCAACCTTATCCGACAACTGGCGCTTGGTGAGATGCTGACCATCAGTAAAGTTCCAGTCTTCTGGGTGCTGGCCGTGAACTTTGTTAATCCAAATCCGATCTGGTGCATCACTCATGGCTGCTCTCCTTTTATCTTGGCGATGGCTACCCTAACCGTTTTTGATTTGGTAGTTTCATAGGTGTTCCCCGTAAACGCACTGTAATCGTCAAGCCATTCCGCTGCTATACCCAAAGTTTCCACTGCCATCGCCAGCTTGGCCTTAAGCTCATCATTTTCTACCAACGCTGGTGCAAGCCGCATTAGGCAGCCTGGTAAGGCGTTCAAACTTTCTGTCCCCATCTCCTCGATGGAGTCCAACTGCTCGTTTAGCAGTTTGTTTGCGGCCTCCAGTTCCTCGATGCGGTCGGCGGCGGCTATATCATCATCCCACGTTGCACCTTCCCGCAGTCGCTTCACTAGATCGTCAGTCATAGCTGCTCTCCTTTCAGTTCTGCGAGGGTGGCACGGGCGGCATATTTGATTGCCAAGTGCGACGGCGGATAGTCTGCCTCACAGGCGGCTTCGATCAACCGCAGCACCTCCATCGCCTTCGCCAGCTTGGCTTCCAAGGAAGCATTCTGCTTCTCAAGTTCCTCGATGCGGTTGGCTGCTTCTTCGCCCAACCGTGGCCAACCTTTACTATCACGGAGGTATTGGATCAGATCATCACTCATTTCAAACCCTCCAAATGTGCAGTTGATACGCCGTTGCAGGTGTCGATGCGGAGGACATCAATTCGGTTCGGAAACGTATTAGAATCAGCCTTTTCTCTGGATTTATATCCAAAAGACACACCCCCACCATGCACGTTAAGCCACCAGCTTGTTACACCTGGCGCTGGTTTGCCTCGGTAGATGCTGGGATTTCTCCAGATTGGCTGTGGGCAATTAATCCATTCTTGATAAGCGGTATCATAAATTTCATGCCCATGAGTCCATGCTTTAAGCACAGCCAGTTGTTCTTCTGTGAGCAGGTCGGTCTGAGTTAGGTTCGTTGTTGGGAGCCAAGTCATGCTATTCTCCTTACCTTATGCGGTAAATAGGTGGGGTAATCTCCGCAGATGCGGGTGATCTTATCTCATTCAGTAAGAGCAGCCCATGACACTGGAAATAGTTCTTTCATCTTCTCACTGATCTGGTCAGCAACAATGCGGCTTTCATATTGAGTGTCAGATGCACAGCGTAGACGACACATAGCAGCGAAGGCATCAAGACTACCTGACCAATACCACTCTGTCATGGTGGATTGTGGAAGGACCATACGGGCCTGCTCAGGAGCTACTCCACATACAATCATGTCCTTATACAAGAGTCTCTGTTCTTCACAGAAGGAATCAATGGCTATTGACATACGATCAAACCCATAAAAATCTTCTGTGTCAATTACTACATCACTAGACCCTTGCTTCTTATCAGCAGACCTACCCCGCCATACCTCAGGCACATAGAACTCAGGTTCATCATCAACATATCGACGGCTGATCTCATTCCACCGAAGGAACTTATGCTTAACAAGCTGCCGTGCCACAAAGATCGGAGCCTTGATATGAAAGCTGGCGAAAGCATGTCCGAAGGGACTGATGTGCTTGTGCTTAGCTAGATAGTGGATGAGCTTGGTGTCACGGTCAGATAGTACATTCTCGCCTGTGAACATACCATTGTCATAGTCAACATCCCACTCACTCTTCTTACCAAAGGATACCCGTGCCGCATTAACAACGCTAAGGTCTGACCCCATATGGTCGATGTAGGTTGCAGTGATAGCTACCATTTCTTTCTCACTTTCCAGTAGGCCCAGCATTCTAGGCAATGATGTTTACCAAACAGTATATCTATAAAGGATACAATGTTAGGTAAACCCCTTCGTCTCCAGTCGTAGTTCCTAGCACTAAAGGTTTGGTTGTTGTCTCCTCCTAAGAGGACGTTGAGAAGGACACTGACTGCTACTGCTACTCTATGTATGTAGGTTATCATAGACAATGTCCTTCTCCTAGTTACTTAAGCAGCTTGCTCATACTTAATAAGATCCACGATCTTAATCTCTACGAGAGAGGTACGGCTGTACTGCTTACCATCTTGACCCTTGAAGGTAGAGATAAGGTTAGTAACTTCAGCTACTGAACCGTTACCAATAGCACCCATAGTGTCCATGTCCCAGAGGTTACCCTCAGCATCAGTAACCTTAGGGGCACCACCTGCCTTAGAGATAACTGCACCTGTCTTGTCAGTGACCAAGTGCTTACGCTCGTACTTGATGACAAGCTCACCTTCCATAAGGCGTTTCTGTACTGGCTTCTTCTGAGTGCCAGCTTGCTGTAGCTTCTGGAACTCTTCCTTGCTCAGGATCTGAGACACAGTATAGGCACCATCACATGCCTTGTAGCTACCCTCGTAGCCTTCCATGTCACGGTTAGCTTCGAAGATACGTGCCCATTCGATTGGACCAGTGGTAGTCACAGATTTGTAAGCCATAGTTGTATTCCTTTTAATGTTAAGGGCTAGTGTGTGTCGCCCCATGTTAAGCCGATGTCGGTTGACCCAGCTAGAGGACAGAGTATACATAGTTTCCTTCCAGTGTCAACAATAGATTGACGTTGGACGGTACCTAATAACTCAGCGTCTAACATAGATCCTTCTACTTCTGTCTGCCACTCATCATGGGGCCAGGTCACAAGCTTGTACTTGATACCCATCTTAGTAGCAGCAGTAGTCCAAGCAAGTGCTGCGTGTTTCATAACGACAGCCTCACCATTCTGTAGCATCCCCGCCAATGCCTTATGCTCAGATGGTACGGGAACCTTACGCCCATCTAATCCCTTGAACCATCCACGCTTAGCTACGTAGGGGATAGCTTTCTTCTTCAGGTCAGCTAGCCCTTGGATGGAGTTCATAAAGTTGTCGATAGCTTCAGCAGCCTCACGTTGATTAACCTTGAGGATCGTAGCTACCTTACCTACACCAGCCCCTAGGAGGAAGGCGTAGATGAATGTCTTTGCCATGTCCCGTGTCACGTGAGAGATACCCAGTGCCTTACGGTTCAAGTTGTGGATGTCAGTCTCGTCTTCCTTCTTACCTGACACGATAGCGTGGATGTACTCGTCAGACTTCATAAGGTGGGCAAGGATACGTAGCTGGATACCCTCAGCATCTGTACCTACTAGATAGTTCCCATCATCTACAGTCCATAGGCTACGCATACGACCATCATACTCAGACTTCACCATCTCCACTGCTGACTTAGGTTTACCGTGGAATGCAGCAGGTACGTTAGCTTGGTTAGGTGCTGAGTGAGCCATGCGTCCTGTCCATGCACCAATGTGTGTGAACCTACCATGAATCCTTCCGTCTTCTTTAACGTGACCGATCCATTCCTCTAGGCTTGAACGTCTACCCTCTAGGGTCAACCATTCAGCTAGGTTCTTGGCACCTACAGGGGCATCATCAGGTAGGGTAGAGAGGTTGAGTTCATTGCACATCCACCCATACCTAGCGAATTTTTCCCCACGCTTGTCTGCCTCTGTTTCTTTGCTCACGTTCCCACTCCATATGTCCTTTGGTCTTGTCTACTGGTGACCACCCAGCTTGCCATAGCCTGTCGATCCTCTGCTGTGGTGATGAAGGTTCGAACCTCTTCCAATCATAGCAGACTAGCTCATCCCCTACGACATAGCTGGTAACATACTTATGCTTAGCAGCTAACACATTGGAGTAGAGTTCACCGTTGTCCTTCACCCTATACTTGATCCTGTTTACTTCCTCCAACTTAGGAGGGAAGTCTTGTTGGAACCCAGCCTCAAGGTCAGACATAGATAGTTTGATCTCAGCCAGTATGTCAACAGCCTCAGCTAAGTTAAACTTAAAGCCATTACCTGTCATCTGTTCACATAAGATCTGGATGTCATGCTCACAGCGTAGGGCTACCTGCCAATCAGGATCGTTAATGATCTTCTCAAACTTCTTGAACAGCTTGACAGTAACCTTAACGTCCTGCTTGCAGTAGTCGATCATCTCTTGTGAGAAGTTAGCGAAGTCCTTGAAGTCTCCCTTCCAACAGTCAAGTCTCTTACCCCATGCTGCTAGGCTATGTCCTCCTGTTACGTTGTAATCCCCTAGCCTGCTGACAATGAGAGTATCAACGACAGAAGAAGTAGCGATGCACTCAGTCTTTAGAAGTCTGTTGATAACAGGGACATCAAAGCCAATGCCATTGTGGAATACAAACAGATCGACACCCTTGATATACTCTAAGAACCTATCTCTCTCCTCCTTGATGTGAGCTACATGGGTGAACGTCTCAGTCTCACCTGTGTCGATGTCCTCAGCACAGATAACCCAGATGCGAGTAGCATTAAGATCATCTGTCTCGATGTCCATTGCTACTCTCTTACTCTTCATCATCATCACCTACGTTGAAGAGTTGGAAGAGCATAGCCTCAAGTACATGAACAGGCCAGAGGATAGCTGCAAGGTAGACCCCGAACATGCTGACCTCTTCAATATCCTGAAAATAGACAATAGTTAACTGGTGCAAGTAGTAGAGGTAGGCACCCATCACATAGAAAGTAGCTGCAACATAGACCATTAGTAATCTCCTACAAATTTCTCAGACAGTGTAAAGTTGTCGGAGTTAAAGAACAACTGACCAGCATATCCCGTGGTGCCTGTCGGTCTGTTCTTTAATACTAACAATTCCGTGGTGTTACGTGCCTCTTCATCGTCTGCCATCTTGTCCCTCTTTAGCTTGATAACTACGGAGGCTCTCTTACCAATCATACGGCAGTCACGGATAGCACCATCATCATTCTCATGTGCAATGGTAACGATACCCACGTTAAGTTCAGCAGCTAGGCGGGCTAGCTTAGTAGATAGCTGCGACAAGAACTGTTCAGCACTCTCATCTCCCTGCCTTGAGTAAGCAAGGTCTTGGATAGGTTCGAAGAAGATATAGTGGACACCGCATGCTTGCGACAAGAACCTGATCTGTTCAAGGATAGAGATAGGGTCGTCATCTACCCCAATGGTAAACTGATAGAGGTTCTCCTTCTCAGTCATCAGCTTGACTGCCTCATCTACCTCAGCTTGGTTGTCGATCAAGTCCTTACGGGTTACGTTCTTCTCCAACAGGTAAGAGGCCAGGCCTAAGAGGCTACGCTTCTTCACCTCTTCCATATGGCAGATAGCGATAGGCACATCATCATGCTTCATCAAGAGATTGAACTCTAGGTAGCGCATGAACTCTGTCTTACCGATACCTTCAGGTGCTTGGAATACAGTGAAGTGCCCACGCATAAGGCCAAGGATGATATCATCTAGTGCTTGGATACCAGTAGATAGGTAGCTGCTATCGTCTTCATCGTGGATGATAGAGAGGAACTGCTCAGTAGTATTG